ATCCCGACCGACATGGAGCGCCGCATCATCGAGCGCGTCCGTCAGGCAAGCATCATGCGCCAGCTTGGCCGCGTGTCCACCATCGACTCGAAGCGCACTATCCCCGTCGAGAACGCGCTCCCGACCACCTCGTTGGTCAGCGAGAACGGGTCCATCGCGGCAGCAGACCCGAGCTTCTCGACGTCGATCTCGGTGGTGCCGTACAAGCTCGTCACCGCGGTGACGATGACGCAGGAGTACATCGAGGATGCGATCGGTGCCGGCGGCATCGGCGGTGGTCTCAACTACGTCGCCGACAAGTGCGGTCTGTCCATCGGCCTGAAGCAAGAGGAATACATGACCATCGGCACGGGCAGCTCCGAGCCCGAGGGCATCGAAACCAGTGCAATCACCCAGACTGAGAACATCGGCGCTGGTGGATCGGGCAACGCCGCGGCGGACGATCTCACTGCGGACATGATCATCAACACCGTCCACCGCGTTCCGCCGCAGTACCGGAGCGGACCGAAGTTCGCGTGGGTCATGCACGACTCGCTGGTTCAGGTCATCCGCAAGTTCAAGGCCGGCGGCTCGACCGGCGAGTACCTCTGGCGTCCCGCGGACGCCGCGAGCCTCAGCGGCGGTGCGCCTGGCGCGATCTACGGCGTCCCGTACTACATCAACCAGTACATCAACACCGCGACCGACACCACCAACGGCGCCGTCGTGGCCGTGGTCGGAAACTTCGATTACTTCGAGATCTTCGACCGCACTGGCGTGACCAGCATGATCGACCCGTACAGCGGCGCGGGCAACCACCGCACCACGCTGTACGTGTACACCCGCTTCGACAGCCATGTGATGCTGCCTGAGGCGTTCGCCAGCATCACCGTCTGATCATCTCCACTCCCTGCCCACTTGCCGCGGAAACGCGGCCAGTGGGTTTCCATGAGCATTCCGCTCTCCACAATCAAGTCGGCGCTGAAGATCGACTACAGCGACGATGACACGACGCTGATCCTATACCGCGAGGCAGCAGAGGCGCTTGTCGAGCGCGAGACGGGTCTGTACATGACCCCGCTCGCGCGGCAGATGTACCTCGCGCGCTTCGAGGACACGGCGATACCGCTGCTGCCCTTTACGTCGGTGACGAAGGTCGAGTACTTCAACGATGCCAACGCCAACACGCTGATGCCAGTCGCCGACTACTGGCTCGACCGTGCCGATGGACCGGCGCCAGTGCTGCGCTTCCTCGAGAAGCCGACCATTTACGAAGGCACCAATATCACCGTGTCGGTCGACTGCGGATACAACCAGGTGCCTAACGCGCTGGTGCATTGCATCATTGCGCTTGTCGGCGGGTGGTACAACAATCCCGAGGCTTTCCAGCCCATCGGGCTCAATCCCGTGCCCATGTCGGTCGACTACATCCTTGCCAGCTACCGAGCGCGGAGCTTCATCCGATGATCTCGGGCGGGCTGTTACGCAACAAGGCGACTCGCCTAGAGGCGAGCACTACGCAGGACTCGCTCGGGCTGCGGTCGCCGACGTTCACCGCTGGCGACTACTTCTACTGCGACTTGCGCAACTCGAGCGCGCAGGAACAGCAGTACGCCGATGGCGTCGCGGTCCGCAGGCAGTTCGAGCTTCGCGCACGCTGGACCGCCGTCGCGAACGTCGGGCTCACCGAGCTCGACCGCGTTTCGGTGAACGGGCGCACGCTCGCCGTCCAATCCATCATCGACCTCGACAACGCCGGACGGGTCGCCGTGATCCAGTGCGAGGAGGTCAACTGATGCCAAGCATAGAGGGTGCGATCCGCGCGATGCTCATCAACGGGTCAACTCTTGCGACCGGCGCGTACGGCGTGCCCGATTCGCGGGTGACGCACGGCTACAGGCTGCAGGACAGCGATTTGCCTGCCGTCACCTATTCAGTGGACTCCACGGTCAGCGCAAGCCTTGGCGAGGACATCTACCAATCGACGGTGACCATCAACGCCATCGCAACGACAAGCTTCGGCGCGATCGGCACGCGCGCGCTTGTGATCAGTTGTTTGACAGCGGGCACGTACGATACGTCCATCAAGATCGACGCAATCATCGTCACGGACGAAACCGTGCAGCCGGAGACCGTTGGCATCGGCGACGAACAGGAACCATCGGTGGCTGCGGTCACCGCAACCATGTACTGGAGGCCGTAAATGGCAGTAGTGGCAAGAGCCGCGACAGGCTCGTATATCACGATCAAGTTGCCAGCCGGCGACAAGACGCTGACAGGCATTTTGGACGGCACGTTTACGCAGACGATGGAAACCATCGACGTCACCGAACTTTCCAGCACCCGGCGTCAGTTCATCCCTGGCGTACTCACAGGTACGATTTCTGGAAACCTGTACTACGATCAAGCCGACACAGATTTTTCCAATTTGGAAACGGCAATTTCAAACGGATATCACCCCAGTACGACAACGTACTACGAGATCGAAATGGGATGGACAACCACGCCAAAAGCCTCCTATCGGGCAAAGGTGATCTTCACCGAATGGACCGTCACCACGACTCAGCAGGATGTCGTGCGCGTCTCATTTTCCGCGCAGATCCATGATGCGGTCACCATCGCATGAGCGACATCCGAGCCATCCTTGCGCTGGAGCCAGCGCCGTTCGAGTGGCGCGGGCAGCAGCTCTTGCTCAAGCGCCCGAGCCTCACGGATCTCATCGACGCCACGCAGGCGAACGAGAAGGGCGCGGCGTTCGCGCGGTCCTGGGCCCTGTGGCGGCACTTGCTCGACTCGAACGGCACGCCTGTCTTCGAGTCGCCCGAGGCGGCCATGTCGTGCCCGCTGGCGCTGGCGCTTGCGGCAAACGAACGGATTGAGCACCTGTACTCGGAGGGGTCAAACTAGGTCGGGACGCGCGTTCGCTCCTCGCGCGCGTCCTCGCCCGCCGATCCGCGGCACCGTGGGAGCGTTCCGTTCTGGAGCTCATCATCGAGCTCGACATCCCCGATTGGCGGGGAATCAGGGACAAGCTGCATGAACTTCGCGGTAACAGCCACGGTCGACCAAAAGACAGCGGCGCAGCTCCGGAAGGCGCTTGACCAGTTCCCGCTTGCCGCGCAGGACGCCATAGTGCGCAAGGCCATGCGCCCGTTTCTCAACAAGGAAATGCAGCTGATCCGCGCCGCGAACGGCAACAGGTTGCCGAAGAAAGACCTGAAGGCGAAGGTCAAGGTCTTCCGCTCTGGAGTGTGCTGGGGCGCGACAGCCTACAAGACAGGCAAGGTGAACATCGGCCAGGCTGTCGGAAGGGCAAAGCGCGCGGCATACGACGCGGCTGGAACCGGATGGCGGTCCCATTTCGCCGAGTTGGGCACGCATACTTGGTCGAGCACTCTGCGCACGCCTCCATCCGCGCGCGGCCTCGGCTGGAAGCGCGGCCTGTACCACCGAGGGCGCGGTAAGTTCATCCGCGGCACGCACGCCAGCGAGCTGGCGCATCGGGCGATGTCGGGTCACTTCCAGACGATGCTTGTGGATGCGCTCAACCTTGCCATCGACAAACGGAACTATTCGGTTGGCAGCATTCCGAAGAGGTTTGGAAAGGTGGAGACGTTCTAGATGAAACTCCCAACCCTAAACGTCGATGTCGCGGTGAACACCAAGACGATGCAGAAGGGCATCGCCGAGGCAAACAAGAACCTTGAGAAGGTCGGCAAGAAAGGCTTGAGCTTCGCCGGCGGCGGTTTTGGAAAGCTCGGCGGCCTTGCAGAGCTTGGCGGTGGATTCGGCATGGGCGCCATCGGGATCGGCGGAATCGCAATGGCGGCGCTTGCCCCGATCAAGCTCGCGAGCGGAGTGGTGGATGCGTTTGCCGCGTCCACGAAGCGCGGCGAGGAGGCTTTGCGAAGCTTTGCCGAGGGCAAGGGGCTTACGGGCGGTCTTGACATCGGAGCAGCGTCCAGGCTGGCCGCGGGAGCGGAGCGGGAGCGCGCCAATCAGATGGCGACAGGTGGGATATTCGATACCTTCGTGGCGGCGATGACCGATGAAGCGGGACAGGTCGGCGGGCTTGCGGGCGTCGTAAAGGATTGGGCGCAGGCGACCGCAGAAGGCACCAAGTGGCTTGCCGCGTTCACTGGCGGCGTGCTAGGAGGTCTGCAGGACGGCTACGCAGCAGAGCGCGCCGACATGGCCATCTCGCGCAGCGTCGCCGGAGCTCAAGCATACATGACTCCCGAGCAGATCAATGCAAGCGCCGCGCAGGCTGAAAAGTACCGCAAGGCGCAGAGGGAGCAGAACACATGATCCAATCCACCCTCTTCAGAAGCTTCCGCACTTCGTACAACCTCAGCATCGGAGACATCTGGGACATCCATCGACTGACCGAGACGTGGCATGTGGAGCGGAACGACGGAAACGCGCTCAAGCCGAACGACGTGGCGAACATTCTGTTCGAGACGGGCGCGGGCGCGCCAGTAATCCCCGACATCGGCGACCCGTACTTCTATCCCACCGGTGGACTCGGCACCACGATGCTCGAATCCATGCTTGTCCGCTCGCACCAATGGTCACAGCCTGGCGGCAAAGGCATCGACGTAACGATCAACTACGAGACGCGGTACTTCGAGACGAACGTCGCAAAGGGAATGACCGGCAACAACATCGCAGCCGCGACTACGCTGGCGCGCGGCCTGTTCCTGCCTGCGCAGACGCTGCCGATCTTCATGTCGCGGAACATCCGCCTTTACCGCGACAATCCCGGGATGACGTCGCCATCGATGACGCTCGACAAGTCAAGCAGCGACATTGGAGGCGATGCGAAGGAAATCGACCAGGACGTGAAGCAGATCGGTCTCAAGGTGAGGCTGGTCGTCGACAGCAACAGCCTGCCGATGATCGGCAACACCAACGCTGGCGGAACTATCGACGGCATGGTGGAGATTGTCTATGCGTGCCTGGGCTACAAAAACAATGACGTATTCCTAAACAACCCCATCGGGACGCTGGTCTGCACGGGCGCGAACATCAATCACCTCGAAAGCGAGTTCTTTGAGTTCGCGCTCGAGTTCCTGTACGACCAGTATTTCCACCATTCGCAGATGCCCGAAAAGGCGTCCGATGGCCGGATTGACATGCTGAACAACAAAGCGAAGACGGTCTACTGGACGCGGCCCGTCCGCGGCGCGGTGGACTTCAACGACATCTGGCCGACTGGCGATTTGGGCAAAAGCCAGCGGTACCAGTGCCACGCGGGGCGGTGGTACTGATGAACTCGGGCGGCATCAACCGCAACACGATATGGGCGCGTCGGCAAGCCGACCTTGCCCGCGTGACCGCGCAGCCGCTCGAGATAGAGCCAGTGACCGCGCAGCTGATGCGCGTGACCAACTTCACGGTGATCGACGCCCCGACATGGCGCTACAAGTACAGGGTCCGCAGGGCGCGCGTCGGGAACTCGACTGCGTACACGCCGGCACTGGTGACCACGGACCCGCAGGAAGACGATGCGCTCTCGGTCAGCGAGCTGTCCAACGCAAGCGACTACGTCTCCTACGGCGTCCTGAAAACTAACATTCCGCAGGGTTTCGCGCCGAAAGCGATCCCAATAAACACCTATGTTATGTGCGTTCCGTCGCGGACTTTGGACGGTACGTTTATCTGGCTGATCGTCAACACGCAGGCGATCGACGGCCAGTGTGGAAGCGGTCTCACCGCGGACGATGACTACGGCGCGTTCCTGCTGCCCACTGATCTCGTCTTCGAGGGCGGCGAACTGGACGCTCCCGAAGGCGACTTCGATTACGGCGGAATCACCTTCGATGACTTCGGGCAGTTCTACGATCCCGTCAACCAGAACGACCAGCAGACCTTCGCACTGCCAGTGACGGCAACCACCGACTACGGAACCTACTGACATGCCGCTGAGAATCCGCCGAGGCACCAACGCAGACCGCACCACGATCACCCCTGTGCAGGGCGAGCCGATCTACACGACCGACACCAAGAAACTCTATGTCGGCGACGGAACGACCGCCGGCGGAGTCGTGATCGGCGGCGCGCTGACCGTCGACACGCAGGACTTCACCGCGTCAGGCACGTGGACGAAGCCCGCGAACGCGCTGTGGGTCGAGGTCACGATGTGCGGTGCGGGGGAGGCAGGCGGCGATGGAAATACAGGTAATGGAGGCTTTGGAGGAAGAGCTGGGAAAAGTGCTTCAAAGACGTTCCTTGCTTCCACGCTCTCATCGACGGTATCCGTGACTTGTGGAACGTCACAGTCAAAGGGAGCAAGTAGCACCGCACAGCGCAGCGCGTTCGGTGATTTGCTCTATGCAGACGGCGGCGCACAATCTGGAGATGCTCAGGGTTCTACGCCTGAATTCGTACATGTGTCGGCGAGTACCGCTTTGCCGATGTTTGGTGGATGTGGACCTAATGACGGAGATGCGGGGTTTCACGGAGCACCGTTCGGTCCAGGTGGCGGAGGAAACGGCGCGCCGAACGCGGGAAGCGCTGGCGCTGGAGGACAGGCATCGACCGGCAAGACGGATACTGACAACTATCCTGCGTCTGGCGGCGGAGGTGCAGCGGGAGCAAACGGCACCACGGGTGTCGCGGGAACCGCAGGCGGCTACGACACGATCACGGGATTTGGAAACGGCGGCGGCGGCGGCGGTGAGGGCACCGCAGGCGCTGGCGGTGCCGGTGGCGCAGCCGTGCGCGGTGGCGGTGGCGGCGGTGGCGGCAAGGGTACGACTGCCGGCGGCGCGGGTGGCGCTGGCGGCGCTGGCTTCGTGCGCGTGCGCACGCTCTGCTTCGGCTGATAGGAGGTCACGATGGCTGCAGCTCAACTAGATGTCATCATCGAGCAAGGATCGACTTTCACCCAGCTGTGGCAAATCCTCGACATCGACCTTGTCGCCGCGGGCGCAACCGCCCAGGCCAAGTTCCGTCCCTCGCACGCGTCGGGCACCACGGTGCTGACGC